GCCGAATCTCACGGCCTGTCACCCCCAAATTAATGGGGGCTCTTCCACCTCAGCTTGATGCTGACGGACTGAGGACGTCCTTGACGTTCAAGATGATCCCTGTCGGCGAATGGCTGATCGCCGCGTTTAAGGAACCACTTAAGCAAGGCACCTTCACCGCTGATCGGAGAGACCGGCGGCTTCGAGTGAACGACCCATCCCTTAACCAAGGGGATGTGAAGTTCCGGATGAACTCTCTGGGGTTGTGAACCCAGAAAGCTCACACGACCAAGCAGAGGAGAGCGCGTGCCATACGTGCCATATTCTGACGCGGTCTGGCTCGTATCCGGATCCAGCACAGGGTAGTGCCGGAGAAGGGGTTCCAAATCCCTATCCAGATGCGAAGCGGTTCGCCACATTCCAGCCAAGTACAGCTGGTTCCGCAACGAGACCGTACTCACGATCTCCTGAACATCAAGCCGTGAAGCAGGAAGTACACGCCTTACGCGGACAACAGAAACATCCACTCCGTCGTAGTACTCCTTGCCACAAGATTCGCGGAACTTCCCGTTCCAAAAACTCTTGTGAGCGTTCACCTTAAACCCGAAGGTCTCGAGTGAGTCTTTCACGGTGACTGCGTATTCCGCGGGGACAATGATATCATCCCCGTAGACCCGCACCTGGCTCCTTAGCTTGCGAACAAGCTTCGGAGTCATCTGTGTGTTGAGCTCTTTTTCGATTCCGCAAAAGATGAGGGTGAGAAACACCATCGCCTCCATCGGAAACGTCAGAGCTGAACCCATAGACGCGAACTTGGCTAAGGGTATGACCCCGACACCAGGAACATCAGCCATTCGGGAGCGTGTTGCATCGACCGCCCTGAGGAAGGACGGAAAATGACGCAACATTATCCCTACATGCTGATTGGAGACACGATCGGAGGCCTCACTGAGATCCAGTGTGGCGAGAGAGCTATCAGAGCTCCCCTTCTGAGCAAGGACTTGGTTAGGTCCTTGAGCAGAAAAACCGACCATCCCCGAGAGGAAACTATCCCTCTCGAGATAATCCACGAGTTTCTCCATGACCCCCTGCTGCATGTACTGCACAGCGGTTGGTTCAATGGCTATGACTCGTGGGGTCTTCAGCGTCTTAGGCACCAGAGTGACCTTCACAGGCCGCTCTGAGCCAGGTTCGAGATAGTCAACACGGTTTGCCCGGTACCAGTACCGAGAGTTCGGAATTCCGTGTTCCACAAAAGGGAACACTTCCTCCAACCTCTCAGTCCATTCGCTGAAATCAAACTTTGCGTTTCCGTAAAGTTTGTCAGCAGTGGCTCCAGGTCCGTGCTTGCCCATGATGCTTCCTTGTTCGACATCTCTGTCGAGTTTTCGGAAGACATCTGCAAACAAGAGCTGCGACACCCTGAAAAACTGCTCTTTAGCAGCCTCAGGGGTACTTGTGTCGTATGCCTTGACCATCTGCTCACACTCGAGGTAGCCGTTAATGGCGGCTCTGTTCCGCGCATCGCTGCACGGTAGGAGCATCTTGCCGAACATCAACGTAAGTTGACGCACAGCATAGATGGATTCCACGTCAGGCACCTCGAGCAACACTCCAGAACCACTATCGAACACTCGGCAAAGGAAACCCCTTAGAAACAAGGGGAGCCCTCCTTTCCTGCGGAAACCGCAGAAAAGGCCGGAGCCTACCGAGCCTTCCTCCAGACTTCTTTCGAAGTCCTTACAGAAGGCCGGAAGGGTGATCGTCCAAAACGACCATCCCTCGTGTTCGAATCGACGCAAGGCGCTTTTGGCATCTTGCGTGGTGCTAGCAGAGCATCGGCTCCCAAGTTCTTCGAGAGCCACCATCCAGAGATCTATCAGGCTTTTCACAGCCGCTCCTTTCACAGGGAGTTGACTGATCCTTAGTCATGTGGATCTCCATGCAGTCTGCTTCTGGTAAATCATTCCTGGTTGTATAAACCCAGGAGGAACTGATTGTAAAGCCGATTAAGGTCCATCCAAAAAGTAACAGGACGGTCCTCAAAAGCTTCGTGATCAGTTCTCACCACCAAGAAACTTGGTGGTGTTGGCACCACTAGAAGCCGTCAGATACGCCGACAGAGCGTCGACGATCTGCTTCTGCTCCGCGACCGTGAACCCCGTGAGGGGACGGTCAACGACGAGCTGGACGGACATCGAG